AGATTTGGCAAGCGTCGAGGGCGCAGGCACGCTGATAAAGCGTCGTCGTCTGCGTTTCGTCAGATGAGAGAGCGTTCTGAGGGATGCTGTCGGCATTGCGGTTGGTGTGGCGATCACCCCTTCTATGAGGTGTGCGACATCTGTGATGCTGACTTGTTTGACTAGTAGTTACGTTGCGCTTTGCGCCATGCGAGGAGTGCAAGTCCGAGGAATGTGACTGCCCCCGCTATCCACGAGATGAGTGCGATGCTTGCGCCAATGGCGATGCGTATGAGTGTCGTGGTGCTGTGTTGTGGTCGCCACTGTGAGGGTGCTGTCACTTGCGCTTGTCGCCTTTGTCGTGTGTCCTCAACGGGTGCCCTACGGGTAAGTATTGACGACGCTTTCCTGCCTTTGTTCCACTGACTGATTCTGTTTCTCCGGTCAGAGGATTAGTGCGTGTGCGTGTGCCTGAGCGTGCGCCTGTTGCCTTCTTTTTCTTCCCCATTGTGAACCCCTCATTTTTGTGTAGGTTCACATTTTAGTGGCTACGGGTATTACTACGGGGGAAGTATTCAGTCGTCTCTCAATGTTTCGAGCATCATGAAAAGCCCGATGAGAACGACAACAAGGAAGATGACTCTCATCTGTTGTCCCCACTCCCACCTATGACACCTCGCTCATCCCTAGACATGAGTTTGTCCAAGTTGGCACGGGCAACAGAGGAGAGCGACACGTCGAGTTCTAGCGCAACCATTGCGCAATACCACAACACATCACCCACCTCAGCAAGCAACTGCTCACGAGTCTGAGTAGTCAGAATTCCGTCATTGTCACGGATGATCTTCTTCAGTTTCCCTGCAACCTCGCCAGCCTCAGAGGCAAGCCCAAGAACCACATACTCCAAACCCCTATCGGGTGGATACTTAGCAGTCGTGGATGCGTCCTGTTGATACGAGTCAAAGTCCATGCGCCGACATTACTCCCCTATGTCAGTATTGCGCCAGTCCCATGTGCCGTCCATCTCAAGCCTCATGATGGGGTCAAGGTTGCGACAGTTGTTCGGGTCGATCTCGCCATGCGCCCAACGGAACGCATTGACATCCCATGTGAAGTCTCGCTCAATGACGAGGTTGCATTCGGGTTTGTCGTTGTCTGCGAACAGCGGAGAGTTCCCAACAGCGAGAGAGATGAGGAATGCAAGCCCAACGGACAGGCTTCCCCAGAAGATGAATCGGACGATGGAACGGGTGAAGTAGTAAACGGGTGGGTGTGTCTGATTAGTAGTCATGTCGTCAAGTTACACCGATGTAGTTCAGATGTCAAGCATTTAGTAGAGACTCAAGGGGTGTCCAATCCACCTTGTCCAAAGCCCCCAACTGAACTTCTGTCCAACTAAACCGAGGAACCCCCAGTCGGGTCAGAACCATCTCCTCCAGAACCCACGCATCGCATTCGTCATCCCCGCCAGAACCCACGAAAACCCGCCCAGTTTTCGCCGAAATCGAGGAAATAACCTCACCTTTTGAGGCATTGCCGCGTCCGGTCGCAAACTTCGCGCGGGACGTAGGGGGTACAACGACAAACGGGATCCCAGACTCCCACAGCCGCATCCGCACGCAGCCGCCAAGTTCCCCAATCGAGTGGGCTTGCGAGTTCCGAGAAGCAAAGGAATACCCCTCAACACACACAACATCAACAAGATGCTCGCAAATCAAGTCCAAAACCTTCTCAGAAATCATCGAAAGTCGCTCCGGACCAGTCGCCTTGACAGCAATCGTCGAAGTCGCGCCGTTGATCGACACGCCAGTCGATGTCAACGAGAGGTCAAGACCCATCACATTCACGAGTCCCGCTCCCACCCACGCCGCGCAAGACCCAACTCAAAAGCCAGAGCCGGATAGTTGCCGATCCTTCGATGGCAGTCTCGACAAACACACATCAGGTTTGATTCATCCAAGATGGAACCCCCTTGGGATCGCCTCACCAGTTCATGCACATCGACAGATCTACGCCGAACATACGTCACTTTCTGATCGTGGACGGCAAAAACAGGGCACGCCTCGCACATTGGGCGTTCTTCGAGAAGCCGCTCGACCAGCGGGCGGCGCAGGCGATACTCCGCCTCCTTCTTCTTCGACCGATGCCTCACTTGTGGTTCTGACCACGGGGCTTTCGCTTATCGTGAACCCACTGCATCCCGCACTGGAGACACGTCGTAGCCCACGGGTAAAAGCGCTTCATGCCCGACGGGTGCGGGCAATCAAGGACATCTGCGGTTGCAGCATTGACAGCATCTCGGATGAACTCAGCCATTGACACACCTTTACGATCAGCGGCTTCCTTCCAGCGCGCATGATCGGCATCCGATGCCCGCAACAACACCTGTTTTGCAGCGGGATCGCCCGCTTTGGAACCTGTGTTCTTCTTGCGTGACGGGGTGATGTCCTCAGCGACTTTCGCCATCGCAGCCTCAAGGTTGTCCAGATGTTCGACTTCGTTCAGTTCATCCGGATTCATTTCGTTACTCATGTTCGTCCTCGACAATCTCGGCTTCGATAAAAGACTCTACTTGACTCGATCCGCCCGCAGCGATCAGTTCGCCCGCCGTAGTCCCGAGAAGTTGTGAAATCGTCTCAGTGGGCAGCACGCCGGAAGCGCCCATCACTTCGAGCAACTTCTTGACTTCCTGCTCCGGATCAAACGCATTGACGCTGACCGCTTTCTGCGCCCCAGCCAACGTCGCCCGAATCGGCTGATCGTTTGAGGACACATCCAACTGAACGCTCAGGTTGTTCTGTTCCATTCCAAGCAACTTTGCACGCCTGTCCATGATCGACAACGCCGTCTGGATGGCTTTCATGTCTGGCTCAACGGTGACTTCCGTGCCGTCGTCCATGCGAACTTTGCGGTGTTGCGTGAGAGGCCAGATTGACTGTTGCAACGCATCGAGTCGTTCCAACTCCATGCGAAGAACCTCTGGGTAAGCCATCAACGCTTCTTGGTTGAGCCGCTGCAACTGCCGCCTGATCGCGGTGCCGACCGCCTGTGTGGACATCGAGAAGCGGCGGGCAATCTCGTGATTCGGGACTCCCGCCTGTTTCATCTTAAAAATACGAAGATCGCGCTCTGCCAGAAACTCTCTGGTTAGACCGTCTTTGGAACTCATAAGTCAACTTTCATGAACTCGATGACCTCAAAGGGAAAAACCTTCCCTCGACGCATCTTTGTTGGAAACTCTCGCCTATCTCGCGCACCTCGGAAATGGCTGACGTTATACACATAACCCTCAGTTGCCGTCGGATCTGGTGTTAATGATAGACCGAACTCAGGCCAGCGTGACCACACAGCAGAGCCGAAGGGGCGGAGATCCCGTGACCCCATCGACGATCCAAGCGGCGCGTGATGCTCTAGCCACATCGCGCAGCCATAAACGTCCCGCAAAGAGTCAAGATACTTTGCGACTTCGATGGCAATCGACTCGCTTGTGCGACCACCTGGATCGAGGAAAGATTTGTATAGCGGACCCATGATCAGGAGTTCCGGCTTGGTCTTTTCGATAGCCGACTCCAAAACAGCCCTGTCGCTCGGCTTCAGCAAGTCCAATCCAGCAGGTTTGATTAGCAACTCCGCAGTTACCTTGTTTGTGTGACCGAACCGCCTTGCGGCATTCATGATGTTTCTTGATGTGCGGCGAATGATGCGCTCCGGATTTTCCAAGTCGACTGTCAGCGTGCGAACCGGACGCATCTTTGACATCGTGAACGGATGCAGTCCCGCTGCTGAGCAGAGAGCAACCTGTCGCGCCAGCATCGTCTTGCCGACTCCTTCTGCTGCGACCACGATCACTCGTTCTTGCTTCTCGATCAACGACGGAATCACCCAGTCGTACGAATCATCGTCTTCTTCGAGAAGAAACTCCTCCCAATCAACAAGCCGTCCGGAATCAACTTCGGCTGTTCTGTTGTAAGAGTTAAGCAAAATGCTTGCCCTATTCAGCCGCGCATCCTCACTCAGATCATCCCTGTGGAGGACCATCTCGATGCCGCGCAGCAACTCCGCCATCTTGTCGTCGCCCGCATCAACGGGTTCGGGACTACTGGCTTCCTCCGGCAATGCGGGTTGTTCGCCATCGACCAGATCATCAAGACTCGATAGATCAACACCTGCCTCGATCATGTCCGAGACATCTTTGTAGCCGCTTGGTGGAACTGCTGCGATAACTTCACATCCAGCAGCCCTCAACGTGGACACAACATGGGCTGCGTGTTTACGTCCAACCTCATCGTTATCTGACACAACCACGATGCTTGCGCCCTTGACGTTTGCTTGGGTGATTGCTTCGGTGTGGAGTTCATCCCATGAACCAGCACCGTTCGGCATTGTTGTTGCCTCAAAGCCAGCCTCGACCAGATTGTCGGCGTCTTTTTCCCCTTCGACGATCCAGATGCCGGATCCCTCTCTCAGGGCTGCGGTGATTTCCGGAAGTCGATAAAGGACGCGCGGGACATCGCCGAGTTGGTAACTCCACTCACCAGTCTCGTGATCCAGTCTGCGCTGCCGGAAAGTCTTCTTGCCTTTCTCATCGATAAACCGCTGCTTCTGGAAAAGGAGTTTTCCATCCGCATCTCGATAGTCGTAACTTTTTACGAGCGTGAGTTTGCCTGAGCGTTCGGCTTTGACTTTCACCTTTTGAGGAGGTGTGTCATCCCTGTCTTTGGGTGGGAACAGTTCAGTTTTCTCTATTCCCATTGCTTCACAGATTTCGTTGACCGAACATGGAGATCCTCGATGGCAGGTGACAAGAACTCGACCATCATTTCCTTGACCGATGCTCAACGACGGGTTCATGTCGTCGTTCCGGCACGGGCAGCGCGCAGCCCAGTTAGCCCCGCTCTTTTTCACTCCTTCGAGGCGCGACAGGAACTTCGCTACCTCGGGACTTGCGTACGTCAAAATGTCACCTGTTTTTTATTTTCGAGTCTTCTTACTCTACGGGCTGAGTTGCTCATTGACGTAAGTGCGAGTTCGCTCAACTCGATGCCTCGTTCTCGGCGGTAAAGTTCACGTTCAGTTTCTCTCATGCCTCCCCAGATGCCGTGCGTTTCGTTGCGAAGCGCATACTGAAGGCATGGGTAAAGCGATGGGCATTGTTTACAGATTTCGATGGCTTGCTTTGCGTTGCGCTTGCTTGTTCCATCGTTGTC